ATGGAAACGAGCAACACGCCCCATGTCCCAGCACCTCAAGTGCCCATCATGACGATAGAGCGTTTCTCTGAGCTAACTGGCCTTTCCCCCGACACCGTTCGCGGCCAGCTTAACCAAGGAAACCTCCCCCTTATTAAGGTGGGTCGTCGCCGTTTGGTAAATGTCGCGCTCTTTACCGCTGAGTGCCTGCAATCGGAGGATTGGAACTAATGACCGTTCTAGCCCCTATCGCCTCGCTTGCGGCCTCCTGCACCCTGCTGGACACCGACACTCTAACTATCAGCACGCAAAAGCTGTTGCTTGACGGTGACAATACGCCTGACAACGTCACACTTCACCAACATATCGCGCCTGCGGGTGGTTTCTGCTTTATCGATGTGCCTGCCGCTCACCTGTTCGCGCTCGACCTAGACGACAGAACCATTATCCGTGTCAGCGTGCTGAATAACGGCCATCGCTACGGCATCGTCTTTAAGCACTACCAGCACGCTCTGGCCTACCTCGCCAAGCACTACGGCCTTTCCCTGGCCGACCACTGCGCCCTTGCAACCACCGATGCCTCCCCCTGTTCATCGGCAATTGTTGTTCCTGCGCATCTATCCACACCCTCACGGCTAACGCGTCGCCCGTTATCCACAACGGCCTTTAGCCCTTTCGGAGTTATGCACATGGCTAAAAAACAGCCCATCCGCGTGTTTCTCGACCAAGAGATTCACAGTCGTTACTTAATCCAGGCAGGCACCAATAGCCTGACCCCTTCGGCACTGGGGGAGCTGCTGATTGAGTACGGCATTACCCAGTTAGAACACGGCGACAAGGCACCGCTGAAAGCTCCTGTCGGTGACGCCACCCCCGCTCCCTACGGAAACGGGGCATAAACCTATGTCCCCTGCCCGTCATCCGTCGCCCTTCGGTCGCACGGCTTCTAGAGCCCTCACCGGTGCGGCTGTCATACCCGAGGCACGAGCGGTTGACAGCCGTGCCGGGGTGGGCTGCCGTGCGGAACGACCGAAGGGCACGGATAGGGCTAAGGGGACACCCCCCTGCCTCGATTCCAGAGCTTTGAGGGAGCGGGGCCAGCGGTGCCTACACGGTAGGGACTATGCACGCGCCGCGACGTACTACGCCCAGGCGGAATACTGCCTGTTAGTCGTCGATGGCATTACACCTGAAACCACTGAGCTAGCCATTCTCGCGGACTACTGCCTAACGCAAGCCGCCAGAACCCAACGCTAACGAAAAGGAAACACGATCATGATCAACACTATCCAAGCCCACGTTATCGGCGCATCACGTTACAGCATGGATAACGGCGTTAAAGGCGCGAAAATCACCGTTATGCAATCCGCCTCTGCAGACAACGAAAACGTCTTGGGCAACCAGGTCAGCGTTATGACCGCGCCTTATGAAATCTTCGACCAACTCCACGCCTCAGCCCCACACATGCCTTGCAGCATGGAACTTGATATTGAACTGCGCACCTCGGCCGCATCGGCGGGTGGCAAAACCACCATTCACGTTATCGCCGCCCGCAAACCCAACGCCACCGGTAGCCCCCAGCAGCAACCAGCTACCAATAGCGACAAAAAATAGGATTTTGAGCCATGGACACGAGTGAACTTGCTGGTCTGTGGCTCCTGCTTTATTGCGTCGGCCTCGTCCTGGTCTTCGGGATCGGCGCGATAAATGGGGGCCAACGATGAACGATCCCAGCCTTACGTTTGTTGTTGGTTCTCTTTTCACGTCCTACGCCCTCGGTTGGGCCTTTGGACACATCATCCTTACGTTGAAACGTTTTATGGAGTCTGTCTCATGACCCTTAACACCATCGCACAACACGTTAAAAACGCTGCTACCACCACACGCGGCAAAATCGCTGGCGGTGCTGCTCTACTCATGGCCTCCGCTGCCGCTAACGCCCAAGCCACCGACGCCTCGACAGCGTTCAGCGAAGTGCAATCAGCCGGTGCTGATATGGCCGGTTATGCCTGGCCGGTAGTGGCCTCCATCACCGCCGCGCTGATTGGTATCAAGTTGTTCAAGAAGTTTGCGAACCGCGCTTCTTAATAGCGCTAATCATGGATCAACCAAGGGGCGGGAACGCCCCTTTTTATATCGCGAGGAAAACATGATTAAAAAAGCCGTTCTTTTAACGCTAACAGCATCTTTTTTAATACTGCTTTCCCCTTATTCATTTGCTTATGATGCGAAGTTTGTAGTTACAGGTGAGTCACGCAGTACCTGCATTGCCTCCCGTGCAAGTGTCGTTCCCGATCCTGAAACCTACGATGTCAATGCTTTTGTTTGGCTTGGCCCTGTTAGAGACAGCGGTTGTTCTAGTTTTAAAGGTCGTTATCGCGGTTCTCGTACCATTTATGTTGTCTTTAATGAATCTGATTTCTCGAAAGTTTCGCCCGATGCTATCTCTCTTTTTTCAAGTAGGCCATTAACTGACCAGGAGTGTGCTTCTGTTTTTTCTGGCTCATCTGTTCCTGTTTCTTTAGGTTCTGCAAATTTCTTAACCTCTGGTGGTTCTTTTCTGGCGGCTAACGGTGCTTGCTCTGTTACAGGGTCTGGTTCTGTATGTTCTGAGGTTGATGGTGAGGTTTCTTGCACGGTTACACTTGAGTCAACATCTACGGGTGTCATTTCTGACACAGCATCTCAAAATATTGATTTAACCGATAAAGCGTTTACTGAGTCAGACTTAGATTTTGACTCCTCTGAATCTGATTATTTGCACCCCTTACCTGGCGGTTGTGCTGATTCCTCTAACTGCGTCACGATTGGTGATACTACTTATCTTGTTGATTGGGATACTGCCCCCGAGTGGTTTTCTTACGTTGATAATGATGGGAATGTTCACACACATCCTGCTACTGGTGGTGGTGATACTGGCGGTGGTGATACCGGTGGTGGTGATACTGGCGGTGGTGATACCGGTGGTGGTGATACTGGTGGTGGTGATACTGGCGGTGGTGATACCGGTGGTGGTGACACTGGTGGCGGTGATACCGGTGGTTCATCAGGTGGTAGCTCTGGTGGTTCGTCCGGCGGTTCAACGGGTGGCGACTCCGGTGGCTCTACTGGCGGTGATACTGGGGGCAGTGACTCAGGTGGCTCGTCTGACGGCGGTTCTACCGTTCCCGATTTCGAATTTGATGAATCCGGCATTATTGAAGCAATTGGTTCTGCGGGTGAATCCAACCAGGCAGGGTTAGACGCTGTTTCAAATGATGTGACGGGGGCTATTGGCGAACAGACCGAAGAAACCCGAGGTATGTTCGATGGCCTCGGCAATACGATTACTAACTCTCTTGGCTTGGGCACCTGCTACCCCGACAGCCAACAAACCGAGGAAGGACACACCGCTGCCACCAGCGATAAAGGCTTGCTTGGCTGTGTTCAAAGCATTGCGAACGGCATGGTTAATAACCTTGCCGAAAAATTCACGGAAGACGTTAGTGATGGCAATGATCTATTTAACTCCTCTGGAATAGATCAAACCCTCGATGGTTTAGCCGAAGAACAACAGCACTATAACGACGACGTGAACATCTTAATGGATGAGATCGGTGATGGTTCAAGCTCCGATATCGCTAACCAGATAACGTCGCGTTTGCCCTCTCTCCCCTCTGGCAGTTGCTCACCTCTCCCGTTTGGCCCCATGGAAATTTCTTGCCAAGCGTTCAACACCATCAAGCTTTGGCTTTCCTGGATCGTCTATTTCTGGACGGTCGTCAGCGTCGTAGACACCTTCTTCCGCTCTGGTATGAGGACTGCATAAATGGCCTTACCTGCAATGCTTGGCATGGGTGCCATTATGGCGTTTGCCACCCGTGTTATTGAATGGATTGTTACCCGCATCGCCTCCCGCTTTACCAATCGCTTAGCGGGAATCCTGATCTGGACAACGCTCTATATCTCACTTTTGGTGGGTTTAGCGGTCACGTTTGCCGCCATTATCAGCGGCATTAGTGCCACCCTTCCTAACGATCTAGCCCAGGGCATCGGCGCGATTAAACCCAACAACTTTGAAGCCTGCATAGCGGCCATTTATAGCAGCAAAGTAGCTGTTTGGGTCTTCCAGCAGAAACGTCAGTTAATCGACTGGGAGCAAGGGAGGCCCGTTCTCTAATGGCCGTCTACGTTGTCACCGGTAAATTGGGCGCCGGTAAAACCCTGGTGGCTGTCGGTAAGATCAAAGACAAGCTTACCCAGGGGTGTAAGGTCGCCACCAACCTAGATTTAAACCTAGATAAGCTCATTGGTGAAAAAGCCAAAGAAACCCGCTGCTACCGTATTCCTGATAAACCCGTTCTTGCTGACCTGGAATCTATCGGCACCGGTACCGACGCTTACGACGAACACAAGAACGGCTTGCTCGTCCTGGATGAATGCGGCACCTGGTTTAATGCCCGATCCTGGAACGACAAAAGCCGCCAAGATGTTATCAACTGGTTTCTCCATGCCCGTAAATTGGGCTGGGACATTATTTTTCTAATTCAAGACTTGTCGATCATGGACAAGCAAGCCCGTGTTGCCCTAGCGGAACACGTTGTTTACTGCCGCCGCCTGGATCGCGTCTCCATCCCCTTTATCGGTGCAATTTACTCGCTGTTCATGGGCTCAAAAATACCGTTGCCGAAAGTCCACCTCGGCATCGTTAAGTATGGCGACTCTCCACAAAGCCTCACCGTTGAACGCTGGACCTACACAGGCCGCGCGCTTTATCCCGCTTACGACACCAAACAAGCCTTCTCTGATCACTACCCCCACGGCACGTACTCCGTGCTACCGCCCTGGTACACCCACGGCATGCACCGCGTACCTCATGACGCGAGGTTCTATATGAAAATGACCCGTATCTACTGGAAACGCTTCAACCGCCCGCTTCTCTCGTTCGCCTCGTTTGGTCTCGGCTGCCTACTCACGGTATCCGTTTTGGTGGCTGATCGCGTTAATGCTCGTGCCCAGGATCAACCGCCCCCCGCGGCACCGCTAGAACTTCCCAACCTAAGCACCACCCGCATCGCCAGTTTTAGCCAGTTTGGCGACCACACCAACTACCGCCTCATTGATAGCGACCGCAACACATCCACCACTGACGATCTCGCCCGCCAAGGCTTCGCCATCGTCCCCGTGAATGCTTGCCTCGTCCGCGTAGAAAATGGAGTTACCCATGAAGAAATTCGTTGCTAATACCGTTGCCGCCTTCGCCCTAGCCACGCTCACCGGCACCGCCAACGCCACGCCGATCCAGATGCAAGACACCGATATCCGTGATTTTGTGCGCTGGTACGTAGAGCAAACCGATACCTCATTGGCCATTCACCCCACAGCTACCGGCACACTGACAGTTTACGCACCGAACGTGCCCGATCATCAGCTTGATGAGTTCTTTCAGGGGGTGCTGAATTCACACGGCTACACCATACAGCCAGGTAACCCACCTACCGTTGTACCTGCTAGCCAGCGCCCACCGGCATCAGCGCCTGAAAAAACACCTGGTGTTTCTGTAGAGCCTGCCGACCCCGCCACCGTAATCGCCAACGCACCTACACTCACCCCGCCACCTGTTCCCCAGGCAACGCACCTGTTTTCCTTCGACAACGTGCGTGCCGATGACATTGCCCCACTAATCACTAGCTTTCTCACTCAGAACGCTCAAGGCGGTGTCACCCCACCTCGGGTACAGGTGCTTCATGCTTCCAACGCTATCTTAGCCAAGGGGCCAGAAAAGCAGCTTGAACAACTTCAAGGGTTCATCCCTCAAGTGGACGTCGCCCACCCTCAGTTACTCATCCAAGCGGTAATCTTTGAAACCACGGACGGGGACACCTTCGATCTCGGTGTAGCCCTTGGCCGCGCCACCGGATCTCGCATTGCAGGTGGGTTTAATACCGGCAACTTAGGTACATCGCTTGCTTCCACTGGTGCTACCTTCGGGATTTTCGATGGCAATGTACTTGCTCTAGCTATCAATGCGTTACAGCGCGACTCAAGCTCAAACGTGTTATCCACACCGCAAATACTGACCCTGTCCGGCAAGCGTGGCACGATCTCCATTGGTCAAAATGTGCCGTTTGTCACTGGCCGCGTCACTGGCGAATCAGCCGACGTAAACAGCCCCTTCCAGACCATTGAACGCCGTGATATTGGTATTCGCTTAAACGTCTTGCCCGTGGTCACTGCCTCCGGCTTAGTGATCATGGATATCACTACCTCGGCTGACTCGCTGACGGATTCTGTGCTAGCCTCAGACATTATTACGAATCAACGGCAGATCAATACCACCGTTCAGATACGTTCCGGCCAAACGCTTCTTCTAGGCGGCCTCTCGTCCCAAAACGACCAACAACAGGTCTCGGGCGTTCCAGGCTTACAGAGCGTTCCCATTGCTGGTCGTCTATTCCAGAACGAATCCAACTCCCGCCAACGTACCAATCTCCATGTGCTGTTACAGGCCACGGTGCTCCCTCGCTATGACGTTACCCAGCCCGTTGCACGCCCAAACGCCGCCCAAACCTTGGCAGGGCTGACAACCACAAGCTGGCGTCACGAGGTCGAGACCCTCCCTGTAACACGTCTCGCAGAGTAATTATCCAACTTGAGCCATTGGCTCACTACAGCACATTGTGACATTTAGAAATTTACAGGGAATAGGCCATGGAACGTTGGAATCGTTATTCGTTGGCATCGTTACAGCGAGGAGAAGAAGATCAATTTGGCAAGCTGCTGATTAGCTCGGCTGGTCAGCGTGAAATGCACAAAATTCATCTTCTAAATGCTGGCGTCGATACTGTCCGTCAGCTTTATCAAGGCAAACCGTGCCTTAACCAATTTAATGAGATCATTAACGTCTACAACGAAGGCAAAGGCGCGACCATGCGTATCTTTGATGTAGATTGGGCAGTAGGTGCCGGCGCAGCCGGTTCCGGCTTCCGCTATCGACTCCAAAACAATGAACTAGGCGTGATCGTCTTTTTCCAGGCACGTCATGTCAAAAATGAGAACATCGGTACCCACCTAAAAATTGAGCTTTCCCCTCACTTCATTCAGGAGCGCAGCCCCCAAGAGTGCCAAGACTTCATGTACAACATTGCGGCTCATATGCTCGCTCATGTTGAACCTATTGGCTGTGCAATACACCTGGCGTTAGACGTACAAGGCTGGGAGCCACCGAGCGACTTTATGCAACGCTTCGTGACTCGCTCTAAGAAAATTATGCGGATCGACGGCATTGATACCTTAGAGTTCGCCCACGGTAATATTGCTACCACCTATGGCCGCGGTGAAACCTACATGTTTGGCACGGCTGGGGCGCTCCAATGCTGTATCTATAACAAGACTCTCGAAGCCCAGCACCGCGACAAAATGCATTTCTGGGAAGGTATCTGGCAAAACGCTGTCGATGACGATCTAAATACCACCTACAATCCAGAAGTCCCCGTTTGGCGCATCGAACTACGCTTTCATCAATCCGTCCTTCGTGAATATGCTCAAGGTATCCCCTGCAACGTCGATACCGGCGAAGTCCTGGACGCCTCCCACGGGTTCAACCGCTTCATAGACGTAGTACCGCACCTCTCCGGCCTCTGGCGTACCGCCATGCAATCTTATCGCCTGGATGCTCGCCGCAACCTTATTGATCCCGCGTGGCAAGTGATGCAGGAAGACGCACGTTTCTACTGTCATGAGCCTGGCTTTATGTACAAACGCGCCCGCAAAGCGCCTGGGCTCGGCAACGAAAAGAACGTAACCCTGGCGTTTGGCAACCTCATTAGCATTTACGCCCGTCAGGGGTTCCGCACCCATGAAGCTGTTCGCTTTCTCCAACGCTCCGGCATGTGGGAAGACCTCGCAGAATATTACCGACGACGAGGCGTCGACTCCGGCCAATTCAGGCAGATCGTCGAGCAAAAGCTGATAGAAAGGCGGCTGGTAGGTAAGGCAGCGTAAACATGGCCATCAAAAAAGTAGAAAATGGCTGGCAGGTTGATGTCCGCCCCTTTGGCGTACATGGAAAACGCGTCCGTAAAACCTTCCCTAGCCAAGCTAAAGCGAAGCGCTTTGAAAGCTATGTACTTGGCCAGGCAGCTATAGGTGAGCCATATGGCCCCAAAAAGCGCGACAAGCGGCGTTTAAAGGATTTAATCCAGCTTTGGTTTAACTACCACGGCGTGTCGCTTAGAGACGGTCAACGGCGTTTTTCACAGCTAAATGCACTCGCGGATATGATGGGTAACCCTCTCGCCAGCACGATCACCCCTGCTGACGCTACGCGCCTCCGTCAAAAACGCCTCGAATCCGGTATCACCCCCAATACTGTGAACCATGACCAGGCGCATCTTAGAGCCGTATTCAATACGCTTATCAAGCTAGATGAATGGAGCGATACCAACCCTTTCGCCAAAGTGCAGCCGCTACGCCTTCAAGAAAAAGAACTTTCCTATCTCACCCATGAAGATATCAACGCGCTTTTTGAAGCGCTTAGCGAATCCAGTAACCCAGATGTTTTGCTCATTACTCACTTATGTCTAGTGACAGGAGCCAGGTGGAGTGAAGCACAATATTTAAGGGCGGAAATGCTCAGGAACAGCCGCGTTACCTTTAGCACAACCAAAAACGGTAGGAATAGAACGATCCCCCTTCCAGAAGACCTATACCAGGCTTTGCTTGCTCATGGCCCTAGGATCGGCAGGCTTTTCCCCACCCCTGCCTATAAAGCTTTTTCGGCAGCCCTCATTAAAGCGAAAATCACGTTACCCACAGGCCAACGCACTCACGTTTTACGCCACACGTTCGCTTCCCATTTCATGATGAACGGGGGCGACGTTTTGACGCTACAAAAAATTCTTGGGCACCAAACTATTTCTATGACAATGCGTTATGCGCACCTTTCGCCCGATCATTTAGCCGACGCAATTAAGTACGCGCCAAAAATATCGGTGGACAAAAAGTGGACACTCGAAGAAACAGGGGAGTAA